TACCGGATTGCTTTAGCAATGCGATGAATTCATCAGAAGGACGTTCTTTAATATTCATTATCTTATTCTCCTTTAGAGGGCTATAATTAAGGTAGGTTGACTTCTACTTTGTAGTAGCCATCTTCATCTTTGCCAGACAAAAAGCGACCAATAGTAGGTGTTCCTGCGCTATCGTCGATAATATCAGCTTTAGCAATATTACCACTATGAGCAGGATAAACAAGGTCACCGGCACTAGGCTCGGCACCTTCAACGCTATTAGTCACAACATAACCTTTTCGCAAAATTGTGACTTTGCCACCCTTTGCTACTTCATCTTTATGTTGATTAATGTGCTGACGAGTAAGATCAAGACTGACCATATCATTCAACAAAATGCCCATTGGGACTTTACCGGATGCTCCGGGGCCTTGTGCTGCATAACTAACCAAGGCTGTACCTTGATCCATAGCCGCGCCACTACCACCAGTGCTTAAAGAAACTACACCACCTCTAGTAGCTGCTTCATTCATGAAGAAGCTAATGTCGGTTTGTACTTCATTTCTATCTGATTTAAGAGCCATTATATATTTCTCCTTGTAAAATTACTTAAGGTTTGCAGTTGACTTCAGAAGAGATCCAAACCATTGGCTAGCGGTAGAACGAAGTTCCTCTGCGGGATCTTCTTCGTCAATAGCCTCAGCCATAGCTAAATCAGCTTCTTCTTCGACTTCTTCAAGAACTTCAACACTTGCTTCGGCTTCTTCGACTTCTTCTTCAAGAGCGTCTTCTTCGGCTTTAGCAGGTACTTCTTTTTCTTCTTCTTCTTCTTTACCCTTTTTTGCAAAAGGATTTTCTTTCTTCATAGTTGCATTTCTTTTTACTGTTGCAACAACAAAGTCAAAAGTTTCGTCATCAAGACTTTCAAACTTAGCGATAGCTTCGTCAAGTTCTTCACCCTCAAGTCCGGCTTCCGTCAAAGTAGCAACTCTCTTTTCAAGAGCGGCGGCTTTTTGGATTTCTGCAACCTTAGCGATTGCTTCTTCTTTAGCAGCTTCACTAGTAGAAAGACTTTCTTCTAGTTCAGCAATTTTTGCCAAAGCTTCATCAGCTTTAGCTTGGACTTCAGCAATAGCTTCGTCCTTGGCAGTAATTTCGGCTTCAAAAGTTTTAAGCTGACTTTCAATAGCTTCAGACTTCTGTGCTTCCATTTCCTGCTTCATAGTTTCGTTGGTTGCGCGAGCTTCATTAAGTTCAGCTTTCACATCATCCAACTGTTTCTGTAAGATATCAGACATCTTATTCTCCTTTATAGATGAAACAGTAACTAATTCACTTTCAAATTCACTAAAACTTTGGTTGTCATTCAAAATGACACTCCGAGGATTAGCAGGTTTAGAAACCAAGCCCTTGCCAGAGAAAGATATATTTCTTAATAAACGACCCACTGTGTAACCCTCGTACTTTCCTGTTCCCCCGTAAGCTCGAAGATGTTTCGTCAAAAATGCCGAAGCGTCTTCTCTTCTCACAACTTTAGTTCCACCTTGCGAATTTTGCAAAGCGTAATCAAAGTTTGGGAACATACATTCCATCGAGACAAACCATTTTCCTTCTTCAATTTCCTCGATTATATTGTGCATTCTCTCGCGAAGATCCATATCACTCCAAGACTTATACAACACTCCGGTTGATATAATATTAAAGTCTGTTGGTGATCCAGCTTCTTCCCAAGACAATTTATCATCTAACTTATTTCCACTAAAGTCAGTAACATAATTACCTGTAATGTGGCCAATGATATCTTTTTCATTGTGCATGTAATTGAACTGCTTATCTTCTGGAGTAGAGCGAGCCTCCCACATCTCTTTAGCGTCGAAAACATCGTCGTTCTTATTCCAGCCACTACTGACTAAGACTGAACTCAAATAATATAGATCTATTTGGTCTTTGTTTTCTGCATGTGATTCTTGAAGCTCAAAGAAAGATCTAGCGACAGCCCTATCAGCGGCAACTGACGCTTCGCTAGTATTTAAAGTATCATCCTGACAAATAATATCGGAACAATACGCAATTGTGTTGTTCTCTTTAATTACTTGCTCAAGACCATCTTGTATTTCTTGTGCATATATTTTCATAATGAAGATCTCCTTACATCATAATACACAAAAAAAATATAATAGTTAATTTTTTGCCGTAAAACTAACTATAACTTGCAAACGTTGAAGCATAGATATAGCGCATTTCATCAACACTTGGTTTTCTGTTCTGTGTATCTACAAAAGATGCAACGGAGTTTTCAATGGATTGAGCGAAGTCTTTAGATGGTTTTGTGCTCGAATCAATAATTGATTTTATAACATCTGCATCTATTTCCATATAAGGTTTCATACCTGTAAGAATACATAATTTAAGATACTCCAGCTGATCAAACTCTGATTTTGTAAGGCTTCTAGCGTTTTTCTTATTATAATGTTCTAAAGCCATAGGCATGACTAAGTCAGCAATCGCCTTTTGAGCCTCGTAAGCCCATAAGGTTTTAGCTACACCCTCTCCGCTTCTAGGGAGAACTCGCTTCTGTTTTCTTGGCCCAGAATCTCTGGAGTGCATAGGTCTACCACCATCAGGATTTTCACTGACTGGATCATATGCCTCTTCTTGTTCAGGAGATGAATTGTCTTCCACCCTTTTCACCTGTTCTGTCTCCACTTCAGCTTGATTTTCTGCAGGAGGCAAACCAAGAGTTTCTAGATACTCTTCACTGTCAAGCAAGTCTTTTGTAATAGCTAATTTTGCAACATCGTCTGAGTGTTGTGGATTGTGAAAAGGGCCAGCCTTTCGTGGGGCAGAAGAGTCTTTATTTCTTTCTCTAGACTCTCGACGAACTCTAATCCTTTCAATTCCCGGCATCTCTCTAAATCGTTCTAATAAGGTTTCTTGAGATATAATATCTCTGTCTGCCAACTGCATTAACAACTGCTTTTGCGCAGCTTCATCAGATAATATGATTGAATCAAAATGCATTTCAGCTGGAAATCTAAATCCCATCGCCTTTTGTACCATTGCAATTTCTTGAGCCCAGAATCCTTTTAATACTTCTCTACCGTATTCTAATCTTTCAATAAGTGTTTTCAGACTAACATAGTTATTAGTATATCCTCCAGTTGCGCCAGCAGCACCAGTGAGTGTAGGAGGAATTCCAAGCCCAGCATAAACGCTAGTTAAAACAGGTTGGTATTTTTCTGCACCCAAAAATTTGTATACTTGAGTACTGCTTTCCTTGAAGTCGATTTCTGGACCCCAGACTAAATCCATTGTACCACCACCGACGTTACTAGCCAAAATATCACGCAGTCTATTGATAGCAGCTTTCGTAGGAATAATCTTATGATCTAAATCTCCAATAGTCCATAACCGAACATTTGAAATAGCACCATCTAGAGCCGCTAAGTCAGCGAGCTTCATTTTTTCTAACATAATAATGTCATCAAGAATAGCATAGATCATTGGGTTTGCCCAAAGATTCCAGTCATCCTTTTTGTAATGGAATACAGAAAGCTTATTTTGATCTAGCTCGATTTCTCTATCACCGTTTTTGAATTTCCTCATTATGTCGGTAGGGAGCTGTTTATTAACTCCTTTTCTACCTTGATAGCTCATCATGGAATTTATAGTGTTCTTTGAAACTTTTAAAACATATTCTAAATCCCCGGTGAACTCTCCACCATTATTTTTTACATCAACAGCCATAGGATTCAAGAAGTCATACTTCCAAGGTATAACCCTTCGTTCTACCGGAACATTTTCTATTTTCATGTCGGCGGCAGCGGTACTTCTTTTCATTTCTGCTTCTTTGTTTTTATTTATGCGAGCAGTGCGCCTTTTTACTACAACATTTCCGCATCTATACAAATAGTTCAAAAACCTTTCAGAGCGATCAATGCCATTTACATTTTCAAACCATTTTCGATAGAACTTCTCTACATTTCTATTTGGATGAACTAAAGTAATTCCTTGAGAAGCAAAATCGCCCATTAAGTCAATAACGTTTCTGATGATGCCAACCTTGTCATAAGCCTGCATACACATCTTGATGATACGCTTCTGCTGTTTAGGTACAGCTTCTCCGGGACGGAAAGCGGTATAGTCACTGCGGTAAAAAGAAGGTCTTACAGAGCGATTTGATTCAACATCAATGAATGTT